CTAGGTGTTGCTGGTGCCCCAGTCGTCCTCGCCGGCGCCCTGCGCGGTGCGCTCGCGCAGGGCGCGTACCCGCTGCGCCACCGAGTCGGGCATCCGGTCCCCGACCTTGTCGCTCACCACGTGGTACGCCTTGCCCGCGATGTCGCGGCCCTGCTGCGCCGCGGTCTCCGCGGTGTTGCGCACGGCGGGGTTCTGCGCGAACTGCCGCGCGGACTTCTTCAACTGCTCGTAGCGTTCGCGCCCGGCCCTCGTGCCCAGCACGTAACCCAGGACGACTCCGGCGACGAACGTGAGCCGGTAACGCATGGCGGCCACCCTTCCCTCGTGTAGGACTGTGTGCCGGACAGCACAGGTCTTCGGCGCGGCGACGACGCCGGGGAGTACCGATTGGCAAAGCACCCCCCTGCTTGCGCTAATGTATGTGTCGCAGCGAGCGCGCGCCCCCTGGCGGATACCCGGGGAGGTACGTTCGATGCACGAGGCATTCCTCCGTAGCTCAATTGGCAGAGCAGCCGGCTGTTAACCGGCAGGTTACTGGTTCGAGTCCAGTCGGGGGAGCTCGGTCCTCCGTAGCTCAATTGGCAGAGCAGCCGGCTGTTAACCGGCAGGTTACTGGTTCGAGTCCAGTCGGGGGAGCACGTTGAACGAGGACCCCTCAGGGGTCCTTTTTCATGGTTGTTTCATGCTTGCTTCATGCCTGTTCGCTGCCCGGGGGGAACCGTGCGGGACTGGAAGCAGTCCTCATGGTCACGAAGGCCGTGCCCAGTCGATCATTGAGGCAGGAGATCGTATGAGCGGCTATGCTGCGGCAGACGGCACGCACACCTGTGCGCGACACGCCGCTATGGGGCGGTAGCTCAGCCGGTTAGAGCAACGGACTCATAATCCGTCGGCCGTGGGTTCGAGTCCCACCCGCCCCACCAAGCAGGGTTACGCGGAGAGAGTCTGACCTGCGCAAACTCTGCCATCTCCGTCGAGTGATCGACGTGAAGACACGCGAGAGATCATCTGCTCGCCCCATGCTCGCCCGAAGTGCACGAGCGTGAGACGGCGCAAAACGTGAGCGGGCTCCGCCAATCGGCGGAGCCCGCTCACGTATTTATGGCTGGATCAGATGCACAGGTCGAGCAGCGGCGGCAGGCCGATATGGATGGTGCAGCCGCCGGACGTCGGCGGGGCCGGCTGTGTCGGTGCGGGCGGAGTCGGGGTCGGGGCCGGTGTGCTCGGTGCTGGCTTCGGCGTGCTCGGGGGCGGCGCCGGCGCGGACGGCGTCGGCTTCGGTGCGGGCGACTTGTCGGGAGCCGGTGTTGACGGCTGAGGCTGGGACGGCTGCTTGGGCGTGGCGGATGGTTGAGTGTTCGGTGCGTCGTCCTGGTTGTCGGTCGGCTTGGTCTCGCCGTCCTGGTCGTCGGTCGGCTTGGTCTTGCCGGGCTTCGGCGCAGCGCTGGACTCTGGGGTTTCGCTGCCGCTGCGGCCGTCGCTGGGCTGCTCGTCCTTGTGGCGCGCGCCCTCGTGTCCGTCCTGGGCATCGTTCGACTGTTCGCCCGCAAAAACGTTACTGCTGGGGTTATGTGCCGAGACGGCGGAGTCCTGGCTGGTGATGCTGTCGCGCTCGATGCCGGAGCCGGAGCTGGAGCTGGAGGTGTCGGGTGCGGTGCCTGCCGGCGGGGTGCCTGCCGGCGGGGCGCCGGCCTGTGGGGTGCCGGTGCTGGGCGCGAGGTAGAAGGCGGCGGCGGTGGTGGCCGCGGCGACGACTCCGACGGTGCCGACAGCAACGATGGTGCGGCGGCGTTTGGATGTGGAGCGCAGGCGCTCGCCGAGCGAGGTGAGGACTGCGGCGACGCCGCCGCCTATGTAGAGCGCGAGGTGCCGTTTACGGCGGGCGGGCTCGGGGGGCTCTTCGACCGGTTCGGGAAGCGGGTGGGGCCGCTGCTGAAGCGCGGCGATTTTCTGGGCTGTGACCTCGGCGCGGAGCTGGGTCAGCTCTTTGCGGTTCTTCCTGAGCGTTTTACGCATCTGGATGAGCGCGAAGACTGCCGCGCCGAGGACACCAGCAAGGAGAACGTCTGTCACTGTATGCCCCCTAATAATGTGGTGTGAGCATTATGTGACAGCTTGTTAACTCTTGTGTGGGCCATGCATGGGCGTAATGATCTTGTGATCTTCATACGGCGCGGCGTCGGAACTGGTTGTCGGTGTGCTCCTCTCGCGGCTTGGCCGCCTCTGTGAGGCGGACGCGGCGCAGCACCTCTTCCTGCGCCTCGGGCGGGAGGGTCGCCAGGAGTGAGGCGATCGCGTCGATGTGGGGGTCGCTGGTGAAGTCGCTCGACACGCTCGGGGAGGCCGGCGGGGCCTCGAGTGCGGCGAGCATGTCCGCTGCCTCTGTGCGGCCGGTCCGGCGCAGTTCGTCCGGTGTGACGCCGACGGCGTGGGCCATGCGCGCGAGGGTGTCGTCCGGGGCCCTGACGGGGGCGCGGACGCCACTCACGACTTGATGGCCGGCGACGATCTGACGCCAACGGGCGTCGCTTATCCCGGCCCTCCGCGCGGCTTCGCGACCGGATAGCCGTGCTCGTCGGAGGGCCTCCTTGATGAGCACGGCCTCTGCAGGCGGCTCTGAAAAATCACTCGCAGTCATGGAAGCAAGGTTCGCACAACTACGCGTTACTGCGCTACTGGGGTGCGCAGTGTGGCGTAACGCATGTTCTTAGGCGCGTAAGTGCGCACAAGGTTCTACTGCGCGCGCAGTAGTTGCCCTACGCGCTACTACGCGCTAGTTTTGAATCATGAGCGAACTTCCTGTGCGGCGCCGCAGAGGCGCCCCCATGAACCACGACCCCAAGGCCGTGACCTACGCCCGCGAACAGGCGGGGCTCACGAAGCGGGCTCTCGCCGAGAAGTGCGGGTTCTCCGAGCAGCTCATGTGTGACATAGAGGCCGGCCGCCGCAATGCGACGCCGGAGAAGCTGCGCAGGATCGCCGGAGCGCTGAACTGCCCGAAGGTCGTGCTCGAGGCGAAGCGGCCCGGCGTCGTCGCGCTGAAGCCGTCGACCGAGCAGCCGGACCCGGAGGAGCGACGGGTCTGTGACTGCGAACTCGCGCTGATCTAGGCGCTTTGCAGCGTCGTGCCCGAGCTGCTCGACGGGCCCGAGCCCGCCCTGCGGCGCTCACGCCGCTCGCATCGATCACACCCGCCAGGAAACGGAGCCGCGCCGTCTCGTAACGGCGCCGGGGCCACCGAGCTGTGCTGAGCCCGGCGGCCCCGAGTCCCCCCGAACGAACCATCTGAGAAGAGGAACGTTGTCCATCCAGGCTACCGAACAACCGTGGACCCCCGCCGCAGTCACGGCGCCGGACCACGCGCACGGTGCGCCCGCCGCGCGCCTGATACTCCCCGCCGGCGACCTCGACGATCCCGACTACCGGCGCCAGTGGGAGACCGTGCGCCGCGACGGTGTCGGCGGGTCCGACGTCGCCGCGATCCTCGGACTCGACAAGTACAGGGGCCCGAGGCACATCTTCGAGGTCAAGCACGGCCGGCCCATCGAGAGCAGTGCCGCGCTGAGTGAGTACGCCGAGATCGGTCACGACATCGAGGACTTCATCGCGTACCTGTTCACGAAGCGCACCGGCATTCCGGCGGTGCAGACGCCGGGCATGCTCGCCAACATCGAGCGTCCGTGGATGCGGTCCAACGTCGACCGGTACGCGCTCGACCCGGAGACCGGCGCCGTCGTCGCACCGGTCGAGCTGAAGAACCGCAGCGCCTACCAGCTCGACGACTGGGAGGACGGTGTTCCCGACGCTCCCGCGCTGCAAGTCCACTGGAACATGGCCGTGGGCGGCTGGCCGTACGGCTGGGCCGTCGCGCTCGTCGGCGGCAACACGCTCAAGTTCCACCGGATCGAGCGTGACGACGAGCTGATCGAGACGCTCATCGACGTGTGCGGCCGCTGGTATCAGCGGCACATCGTCGAGGGGTTCCCGCCGTCGGCGGACGGGCTGGAGGCGACTAAGCAGCTCCTCGGTCGGCTGTGGGAGGTCAAGGCGGGGGAAGTCGTCGACGTGCCCCTCGACAAGGCGCGCAAGCTGCGTAAGCGGCGGGCGTCCCTGGTCGAGCAGATCAAGGCCCTCGAGGACGAGCGGACCACCGTCGAGAACGAGATGCGGCTGATCAACGAGGCCGCCGAGGTCGTGCAGGTCGGCAACAAGGTGGCGTGGTCGAACAAGCAGAACGGCACCTTCGCCGAGAAGCGGTTCCGCGAGAAGCACCCCGACGTCGCCGCCCAGTTCGTGAAGACCGTCGAGGTCCTCGACGTCGACCGGCTCAAGGCCGAACGCCCCGACCTCTACACGAAGTTCCGCGCGCGAATTCTCCGCGTCCCCTCGAAGGAGCTGTGACCGATGGCCCTTGCCACCCTGAAAGACCGTGTGAAGGCTGCCGCGTCGTCGACGACGGCGAGCCCCGGGCACGGCCAGGCCGACGCCGTCGACGAGCCTGCGGCCGTCGTCGAGGACGCCGCGGTGGACGTTGTCGCCGAGTGGCTGCGCCGCTACGAGGGCGACGTCGCCGCGGCTCTGCCGAAGCACATCAGTGCCCCGCTGTTCTTCGCCGCGCTGCGCCCGGTGCTGCCGAAGCTGCGCGGCTGCACCCCGGCGAGCGTTCTGCAGGCCGTCATCACCTGCGCCCGGTTCGGTCTGATCCCCGACGGTCGGCAGGCGGTCATCACCGCTGACGACAGGATCGCGACTTTCATCGCGACCTATCACGGCTACATCGACCTGATGTACCGGTCGGGGCTGGTGCGGTCGGTCGTCGTCGAGATGGTCTACGAGAACGACGAGTGGAACTACGAGCCGACCGCCCCGGCGCCCCTCGATTTCACGCACCGGCCGAAGGTTCTTGCCTCGGAGAGCGAGCGGGGGAAGCCGCTGTTCGCGTACGCGTTCGCGTGGCTCGAGGGCGGCGTTCGTTCGGCGGTCGCGATCGTCACGCTTGCCGACGCTGAGGAGACGCGGGACGAGCACAGCCGCGCCTACCAGCGGGCCGAGGAGAGCGGCGCGCAGGATTCGTTCTGGCACACGCACTTTGCTGCGATGTGGCTGAAGACGGCGATCCGGAAGTTGTTCAAGCTGGTGCCGACGTCGGCCGAGCTCCGAGCCCTCGATGTTGTCGAGCAGGCGGCCGAGGACGGCCGGCCGCAGATCCTCGCCGCCGTCGACCCTGAGACGGCCGGGCTGGAGGCTGAGGCCCGGCATGCCGCGGCGGCGGCCGAGGCGTCGCAGGACACCACGGCGCGGCCCCTGCCCCGCAAGGCGAGCGCCGGTCGCGGCCGTGCCAAGCCGCGGCGCCGTAACCGTGACCGACGGAAGGTGGGCCGGTCGTGAGTCAGTTGTCCTGGCATCGGCGCCCGCTCGTCGGCGTCGACCTGGAGACGACCGGCACGGACGTCGAGACGGCCCGGATCGTGTCTGCCGCCGTAGTCCGCTACGGCGGCGGCCGTGACACCGACACCCATACGTGGGTGTCGGACCTCGGCGGGGCAGAGATCCCGCTGGCAGCGACGGCCGTGCACGGCTGGACGAGTGAGGCGGCCCGCAGCGCGGGCCGCCCGGCCGGGGACGTCGTCGAGGAGATCCTCACCGCGCTCGCCGAAGGGGTGGCGAGCGGCTGGCCGCTCGTCATCATGAACGCGCCCTTCGACTTGTCGGTCCTGGACCGTGAAGCGGCGCGCTACGGCCTCGAGTCGCTCTTCGCGCGCTGTGACCCGTACATCATCGACCCGCGCGTCCTCGACCTGAAGGTCGACAAGTGGCGGCGGGGCGGCCGGACGCTCGAGGACCTGTGCCGTCACTACGTCGTCGACCTGGACGCGGCGCACACGCCCGAGCAGGACGCGAAAGCGGCGTGTGCCGTCGTCTGGAAGATGGCGAACCGGTTCCGGTGGCTGGCAAGGCGGAGGCTGCCCGACTTGCACGCCGCGCAAATCCGGTGGGCGCTCACCCAGCTCGAGGGCCTGCGCGAGCACTTCGCGACGACGCCCGGTAAGGAGCACCTCGCGCCTGGGGTGCGCGTGCACTGGCCCCTGATTCCCGCCTCGCGTACGGCGGTCGAGCAGTGATCACCCGACTGCTGCTCGCCGCCGTGCGGAACCTGCTCTGCCTCGCCGGTCGCGCACCGGCCCCCGAGTCGGCGGCACTCGCCGCCCTGGCAGACGCCGAGCTTGCCGACTTCGCCTTCTGCCCGCGCCAGCAGCGGCCGACCGCGCACGCCATGCGTGAGGACGGCTCGCGCCGCTGCTGGGACTGCGGCCACGAAACCCATGGACGGACGCGATGACACAGACCCTCGAACCCCCCCAGTCCATTGAGGCAACGATCGCCGAGGCGCTTCCGCCGGTGCGGCAGCCGTGCCCGAACTGCGTGTGCTGCACCGCCGCGCTGTGCGAGCGCGGACAGCACGACATCGGCGAGTGCATGGCGCACACGAGGCCGGAGTTCACCGTGGCCGTCGCCGGCTGCCCGTGCTCGTCGGCGAAGACCCGCGGCACGCACGCCTGGCGCGTCGAGATGCTCCGGATCACCAAGCACGCGACCGAGGCGCCGATGCCCGTCGAGGCTGAGGAGATCCTCCGCGCGCTGTCGGTGAGCGAGTCGTTCACCGACCCGGGCGGCTTCCTGCGGACGCTGCGCGCCCGTGGCTACGTGTCCGGTGCCGAACCCGCCTACCAGATCACCGGCTTCGGCCGCCGCTACATCGCGGCGCGGACCGAGAAGCGTTTCACGACGCCGGTTGAGGTCGAGGCGGTCGATACGAAGATGCGTACCGCGCGGGTGGTCGTCGTCGGCTGGCACATCGAGCAGTCGGTGACCGTGCTCCTGGACCAGCTCACGAACACGACCGGCCTGACGCCCGAGGAGCTGCCGAGCCGGTTCCTCGAAGCAAAGGCCAACTGCCACGCTGCGGACGCCGACGACATTGTCCTGACGCGGATCCAGCTCGCGCCGCCGCTGCCCGCCGACTGGATGTCCACCGCCCCGGCAACCGTCGAGGCAGGTTCCGGTGAGTGAACCGACACTCTTCGAGGAGACGCCGGCGCCGAGCGCGCCGGCCGTCTCCGGCCTGTCCGTCGTCGCCTTCGACCTGTCGCTCAAGGCGCCCGGCATCTGCTACCGGGACGGCTCGACAGCGACGATCAAGACCCGCGACAAGGACGGCGACCGGCGGCTGCTGACGATTGAGGAAGCCGCCGAGATCGCGATCGGCGGCGAGCACTTGGGCCTCGGTCCGGTGCCGACGCTCGCCGTCCTCGAGGACATCCCCAAGAACAGTTTTGCGGCGAAGCCGATCGCCATGGTTCACGCGATCGTCCGACGGCTGCTGATGAAAGCCGGTGTCCCGTACGCGCTCGTCACCCCGGCGACGCTCAAGACGTACGCGACCGGCAAGGGCAGCGGCGACAAAGTGCCGATGGCGATCGCCGCGCTCAAGCGCGCCGGACGCGAGTTCCCCGACGACAACCAGTGTGACGCGTTCTGGCTCTGGTGCGCCGGGCTCGACCGGCTCGGTCACCCTCCCGTCTCGCTGCCGAAGGCGCAGCGCGATGCACTGAAGAAGGTCTCTTGGCCGGAGGTGAAGCGATGAGGACGGCGACGAGTACCGAGGTCACGAACGAGCAGATAGTCAGGCATCTGACCTCTTCGGAGGTGTCGAACCTGTCCGTTGCGCAGGCGCTCGGCGTGCCGTGGGGGCGCGTCAACGAGGTGCGGCAGCAGCTCGGGCTGGAGACGTACCAGCGGGGCCGCCGCGTGCCCGAGAAGTCGTGGGAAGAGGCCGTCAGACGGCGGGTGAAGCCGGTGTCCGGCGGTCACGCCGTGTGGACCGGCAACCGGCACCCGAACGGTACGCCCGTGCTGTCGTGGCGGGGCCGGGCACAGACGGCGTACCGGGCGGTGTTCCGGATGCACTACGGCCGCGAGCCGGAGGGCAAGGTGTCGCACTCGGTGAAGTGCAAGGCCGAGTACTGCGTCGCCGGCTGGCACCTCGAGGACCGTGTCATCCGTGCCCGGCGCAGGGCCCCGGAGGGTGCCCGGTGACTGTGCAGCCCTACGCGACGACTGACGGCCGGTTCGACCTCGTCAAGCTCCGACGGGTGGTTGAGGGGACGCTTCCGCATGCGGAGCTTTCGCGTGAGGAGAAGGTGTACGTCGCCCGGCACTTCGGTGGGTCGGCGCGAGGTGTCGGCCGGGTGCTCGGTGTCACCGAGAAGACGGTCACCCGGTGGCGTGAGAACGGTGACGGGGTCCCCGAGCAGGGAGGGGACGACGCGTGATCGAGGCCCTTCAGGTACTCGCGGCACTGCTCGGCGCCGTCCTCCGGCTGGTGTGGTCGCTGTTCTGGTGGTGGGGGCCGCTCGTCCTGGCCGGGGTCATCGTGGGCGTCTGGCTCCGCATGACGGGCCCGGGGACGGGCCGCCGGCGTCGCCCGCGTCCGGCGTCGCCGTGGTCGCGGATCCTCGGCGAGGACCAGCCCGTCGACGAGACGGACGGGGCGGGGGCCGGTGACGAGCCGGCCCCCGCCCCGCCCCCGGCCGCGCCGGTCGCTGACGACCCGGAGACGCTCGCGCTCGCCGTGCTGCCGCGCGCCGACATCGACCCGCGGTCGCGCACAGAAGAGATGGACAGCTGATGTCCCGTCCAAGCCGTCACGCACCCGACACCCTCGAGCGGCCCGCGGAGTGGTCCGAGTCGGCAGCGTGCGCCGCCGAGGGCGCGGATCCGGCGGTGTTCTTCCCGAAGGACTTCCGCCGCGAGGCGCCGCTGATCGCCGCGCAGGCAAAGGAGTTCTGCCAGCGCTGCCCGGTCGTCGCGGAGTGCCTGGCACACGCGCTCGCCGTGCCGGAGTGGACCGGCGTGTGGGGCGGCCTGGACGAAGACGAACGCCGGAGCCTGCGCCGCAGCATGCAGCGGCGCAGGCTCCGGCGCGCCAAAAAACGGAAGACGAACCCCGATGCCACCTGAGATCCGGCAACAGCCGGAGCTACCTGAGGACGTACTGGTGCTGCTCCTCGACTGGACGAACCGGTCGCACTGGTCGGAGAAGACGCGGCCGTGCCGGTACTGCGGCCAGCCGACGCATCTCCGCGACGACGAAGGACGACCGGCGGACAAGACGTGCGCCGAAGCCGAGGACGCGCAGCAGCGCGCGCAGACGGCACGCGCATACCAAGTTGGAACAGGAGCGGACACGTGAAGAGAACCAACGCGGTCGCGGCGGCCCTCGTCGTCGCCGGCGCGCTGATAGTCACCGGTTGCGGCACCGGCAACGACGACTGCGAGGATCAGCCGCTCGCCGTCGAGTTCGTTGCCGCGCCCGCCGGCAAGGGCGGCGGCGGGAAGTCGAAGCCCCGGCTCGACAAGCCGGGTCCAGGCACGAAGCCGAGGCCACGGTTCGACAAGGGCAGCCGCAGCCGCAAGCCGGTCAAGCGGTACGCCGACGACATCGACTGCGACGAGCAGCGGGAGGCGTGGTGACTGTGTTCCGCCGGTTCATGCTCGGCCTGGCCTGCGCCATCGTCGCCGGTGCCGTCACGGCCGCGATCCCGCCCGTCGCCGCCTGGTGGTGGATCGTCGCGATCATCGTCGCCGTCCTGGTCTGGTTCGGCGAATACGCCGGCGACCTGTAAGGCCGCTGCCCCGCCCCGACCTTCCCCCCTCTTTTCCGCCGGGGCCGCTGCTGTACTGCGGCCCCGGCGGCCAGCACTTTCCGAGAGGTGTCTGTGCGCAGGCTCCCCAAGGGCGAGGAACGCGCCTCGCTCGCCGCCGACTTCGCTCGTCTCTACGAGGACGAGCAGCTCAGCATCCGCGCCATACAAGCCCGGACGGGCTACTCCTACACGGGCATACGGACGTTGCTGATCGAGGCCCGGGTCACCTTCCGCGAGCCGGCCAGGAGCGAGACGACGCTCGCGCTCGCCGACGACTGCGCGCGCCTATACCGGCGGGACCTGAGCATCCGGGCCGTCGCCGCCGAGGTCGGCTACGGCTACCGGTACACGCGTGACCTGATCGTCCTCGGCGGGGCCGTGCTGCGCGACGGCGACGGCCGGTCCAGGACGGCAGCCGTGGAGGCAAGCCGGTGACCGCCCCGCTGCCGCCGCTGGGCCGCTGCCAGCTGTGCCGTATGCGCCGGCACCTGTCCCCGCACAAGTCGAAGCGCGACGGGCTCGTACGGAACCTGTGCACGTCGTGCTACTCGGACGCCACCCTCGCCGAGGAGCGCGGCGGGTTCATCGACTGGGACCAGGCCGTCGACCACGGGACGGACGAGGACCTGCTGACGTGGCTCCGGGGGGACGTGTGACCCGGGCCCGGACATACGAAAGGAGGGCGGCACGCGACCGCCCTCCGTACTTCCCCGCCTGCGACCTACCGGCGTACCGACGTGACCCGCAGACGGGCGATCTCGGCACGCTCGGCGTCGTCGACCGTGAACACCTCGTCGACGCCCGGCACGGGCGCCACAGGGCCGATCTTGTCGCCGTCGACCCACAGCACCCCGGCCGCCGCGAAGAGGTCGAGGAGGTCCGCACACGTGCGCACCGGGCCCAGCTTGTACGCCGCGGCGTACCGGTCCAGCGTGGCGACGCGAGCGGCGTCCTCGTCGAGGTCGAACCAGCACGGCGCCGCCCATCGGTCCCCGTCGACCGGCTCCACGGGCAGCACCCCGCCGAGCTCGGCCCGGGTCACCGCGCGGCCCCGGCTCGCGACCGCGCCGAGGATCAGCACCCCGGCCGCCGACAGCGCCCGCGTCCAGCCGCCGGCCATGTGCTGACGCGCCATCCGGTCGGATGCCTCGGGGGTCCACTCGGTCAGCCGGGCGGGCGGCTGCGCCTCGTCAGGGTTCGTCGTCATGGGGCTCTGTCTCCTCGCGGGGTGGGACGGTCTGGCGCCGTGTCAGGCGGTCTGTTTGGCCTCGTGTGCCTCGGCCACGTCGACCGGTACGAAGGCGACGAACGGCCGGCCGTTCTTCGTGATGAATGTGATCTGCCCACCCACGGCGCTCGCGTGCACGACGTCCGCCAGGCGGGCGCGGAGCTGGGAGATCGACACCTCCTCGCCGACGGGGAAGTCCGCTGCGACGGCGTCCGGCCCGCCGGAGCCTGCCCGGTTGTAGAGCGGCGCCTCGTCGCGGATGGCGATCCCTTCGGCCTCCTCAGCGGACGGGCGTGTCGTGTGCCATTCGATGGACCGGTCCGTCACCAGGCTCCACCACGGGGACAGGCTCGCGTGCTGGCGAAAGCGCTCCTCCGGATCGGTCGTGATGCCGACGTAGAGCAGGCGGCTGGCGTCGTCGCGGAGCCGGTACAGGGCTGTCGGACGGTCGTCGAGGTCTCGGGGCACAGGGGCGCTCCTCGGTCAGGCAGACCGCTCACTCATCGCCTTGACGGCCTCGTCGTACCACTCGGGCGTGACGAGCATGATCCGGCGTTCCCCACGTTCCGTCAGGGCGCTCACCTTGCCCCCGAGCGCATCCCTGATCAGGCGGGACAGCAGCGGCCGGGAGTCGGAGAGTGCGACCTCTTGGACGCCGTCGGGGGCGGTGTGGATCTTCGACTCGGTCTTGGGCTTCGCGGTCATGCAAAGAGTGTAAGACATGGCCATGTTAGCCAAATTGATCAAAGTTGCCAAAGTTTAAAAATCGCGGTTGCATGGAGCTACGCAAGATCACGGCCCGTAGGACCGACCCCCACCCGTACGACCCCCACGAGGAGCGCCACGACGTGAGCACGGAGGACCAGGCAGCGAAGCAGCCGCACGGGATCCACGCGTTCCGTAACCGTCTGTTCTGGCGGTGGTCGGACGAGTTGCCCCGGCCGCTGCGCGAGGGCTTCGTGAAGGTGCTGCACGCCTTTGGGGCCGGGGCGAACGAGGCGGGCCGGATGGTGTTCTGGGACGGCCGGATCATCACGCTCAAGGAGATCGCCCGCGCTGCGTGCGTCGACGTGAAGGACGCGCGCCGGTACATCAGCGCCGCGATAGCGGCCGGGGTCGTGTCCGTGTCGGGTGAGCGTAAGCGCGGGACGACTCCCGTTTACGCGGCGGTCGTCACTGACACGCCGGACTGGGCTGCTGCGGTCGAGGTGCTGAAGGCGTCGAGGCCGGAGCCGAAGCGGCGGGCGCCGAGGGTCTGGGACGAGCCAGGAAAGGGGGATGCACCCCCTTCCCCTCTCCCCGACGGAAAGGGGGATGCACCCCTTTCCGAGAAAGGGGGATGCACCCCCGAAGGAAAGGGGGATGCACCCCCTACATCCCAAGGGTTCCCAAGTAACTACCCCAAGAACTCTCGTGGTGACGGCCGTCAGGCCACTACCGGTAGTGGGGGCGCGCGTGGTGGCGGCTCCGCCGCGCAACGAGACGAGCAGCCCGATCGAGTTCTCGCCGCGGCTGTCGGTGAGGTGATCCGGGGACTGCCCCGGCGGCTGAGCGAGATGTTCGAGCAGGACCGGCCGATCCCGGCTTCCATCGAGGACGCCATCCGCCAGGAGCTTGCTCGAGGCTTGACCGCGCGGCAGGTCGTCTCCCGGGTGCGTCGCCGGTACCTGGAGTGGGGGATCGAGCGGGACATCGAGTCCGGCGAGGGCGAGGGCGTTCACACCCCGGTGGGGGCGCTGGTGCGGCTGGTCGGCCCTGGGAACTGCACGAGCCCGCGGTGTGACGACGGCATGGACCTCGACACGAGCGAAGAGTGCCGGAGCTGCGAGCGGGAGCGGGAGGACCGCCGTCCGGCCGTCCAGGAGCCCGTGCAGGGCGCGTTCCTGGCGCCGGTGCCCTCCGGTCCCGCAGTCCCGACCCCGGCTCCTCGAGGCCGCCTAGTGGCCCGGGACTGCGAAAACACGCTGTGCCCCGTCTCGTTCCCCGCCGCCCCTGCGCCCGCCCCGGCCGGACTGTGCCCCGACTGCCTGGCCGCCGAGTACGAGGAGGCCCAGCGCCTCGCAGCTCGCTGACCAGGCAAGAAACCCGCCAGGCGGCCATGTACGGGCCGAACCCGGGCCGCCTGACCCAACCCACCCCAGACCCCCGGCGAACGTGCCGGAGAACCGAAGGAGGACGAGACGTGATGGCCACCCAACCACCCGCCGCACGCAGGGCGATGGAGGCGGCGCGCGTCGACGAGATCCGCGATCTCCTCGCCCGGCTCGTCATTCCGCGCCGACCGGACGACCCCGAGCTGCCCGGACTCCTCGCCGACAGCCGGTCCGCGATCGCCGAACTCCTCAACGACCGCGACGACCTGATCCGAGCCAACGGCGAAGCCGCCGAAGAACTCGCGCGCTGGAACGGCGCCCTCTAACCCCACCCACGGCAGGAGACACGTCATGCAGTACGAGACCCCCGAGCAGCTCCGCGACTTCCTGAAGCTGTGCCTCGACCCCGGCCCCGGCCGCGAGAAACGGACCCCGGCGAAGCTCATCGAGGTGCTGCCCGAGCCGATGCACGCCGCGCTGATCCAGCACGCACCACACCTGCGGCAGTTGCGGCACCGCGTCGACGCGCTCACCGCCCAGCGCCAGGCCGCGCAGCAGACGTACGCCGACGCGCTCGCCGCCTGGATCCGCGGCGACGAGCAGCCGGCCCCGGCCCGCCTCCCGCTGCCGCTGCTCGACGCCGTCACCCTCACCTACGACGCCGCCGTGCCCCACATTGACGACTGTGCCGTCTGCCGCCCGGACATGCGGCTCGCCGAGATGTGCGCCGACGGGCAGGCCGCCGCCGTCGCCGCCCTCGACGCCACCCCGCCCCCGGCCGGCCCACGCCCGCACGACGGCGAGCATCTGCCCGCCTGCGCTCACGTCGCATGGGAGGTCACCAGAGAGGTTCCGGCCGGCGACTTCCGGTACCGCAAGTACCGCAAGTGCGCGGACTGCGACGAACCCCTCGAGCCGGTCGTCGAGCACGGACCGCACTGGGCCGGTGTCCAGCACGACCGGGCCGCCGACGCCGAGCAGCACGCCCGCGCCCAAGCGTGAGCACGACGGCGTCCCACCACACGGAATCGAGAGCACCCAGTGAGCAACACCTACCGCCGCTACGCCCGCGCGCTCGCGACCGGCTCCACCCTGTGCGCCGCCGCCGGGATCGCCTTCGTCGCCTGGGCCCCCGCCTCGCTCCGCCTGGACGACTGCGGATACCTGCTGCCGGTCGTCGGCTGCCTGTATGTCGCCACCGTCCTCGCATGGGGCTCGGCGCGTGAACGCGCCGCCGACCGCCGCGCCGCCGCAGAGCGCGAGTGGCACATCCACGCCGGACTCGGCGAGATACCCGGCCCGCTCATACCGTGCTGCGCCCTGCACGAGACGACGGGCGTCGTGCACTCCGCGGGCTGCACCCGCCTACGCGTCGACGAACCCGGCCGTGCCCCGACCGACAGCACACCGCTCGACCCCGGACCGGCGCACGGCGGCCCGCTGTGCCTCGGCGCGCACGGCGACGTGCTGTGCATCCGGCCCGGAGGCGACGGCCACAGCGACCACGTCCCCTACCAGCCCGCCGTGAAGGAGCAGCCGTGA